GCCCCTTTATTTCTTGGGGGCCTCTTTTTTTTGTTCGATGTCGACTTGTATGTCGAGATCGTCTTGTCGGACGAGCTCCTCGAGTTCGACGATTTGCTCGATGGTGACATCGAGCGTTGCTGCTTGGCGCTTTTTTTTAGCGCGCAGGTTTTGGATCAGTAGTTTTACGTGATTCATGTTTTTTCCCCTCGGGTTTGTGAAGTGTGTATTTGTAAGGTAATGCCTTGGGTTGTTGTTGTCAAGTTTTCGGTTCGCGCGTGCGCGTTTCGTGCGTGTGCGTTTTCGTTTTTGGATGGAGTTTCTACCTAAGGCGTGCCGATGCGAGCGCAGCGAGCGAGGCCGAGGGGTGTTGTTTTTTTTGTTAGCTTGCGTTATGTTTTGTAGGAAGGTTTTGGTTCCTTTTAAGGTTGGAGGTTTAGGATGGCGAAGCGATCCAAGATGAATCGACGGAAGTCGAAGCGCTCGTTCACGGGCGCTTCTGGTGTTCATCGTAAGAACGGCAATGGTCCGCGCCCCATGCGGGGCGGGATCCGGCTGTAGCCGTGCCGTGTTTTTATCCCCTCGAGGGTTTTCGTGATCCCTCGGGGGGTTTTGTTTTTGCTAGACACAAGTCTTTGGGTCTAGTGATGCGGGTGCCGTGCGGCCGCTGTATCGGTTGTCGTTTGGAGCGATCCCGTCAGTGGGCGGTCCGTAGCATGCACGAGGCTTCGTTGCATGATGACAACTGTTTCGTGACGTTGACGTACGATGACGCGCATGTGCCGCGTTTTGGGTCCTTGTGTATGGACGATTGGCAGAAGTTTTTTAAGCGCCTTCGTAGGCGCGTGGGGAAGGTCCGGTTTTTCGGCTGTGGCGAGTATGGCGAGCAGTTCGGCCGACCGCATTATCATGCGTGTTTGTTTGGTGTGGCCTTTCCCGATAGGTATGTGTGGACGATTCGGGGGGAGCATGAGGTTTTTCGCTCCCCTTTGTTAGAAGCGATCTGGACTGCAGGTCAGTCGGAGATCGGTTCTCTGACGTTTGACAGCGCGGCGTATGTCGCGCGTTACTGTGTGAAGAAGGTGACGGGCAGGAAAGCGGGAGCGCATTATGCCTGTGTTGATCCGGAGACGGGGGAGATGAGCTCGCGCGTGCCGGAGTTCGCGACTATGTCGCGTCGTCCCGGGCTCGGGACGGGTTGGTTTGAGAAGTTTTCGGACGACGTGTTTCCGTCGGATGAGGTGATCGTGAATGGTGTGGCGTGTAAACCGCCGAGGTTTTATGATAGGTTACTCGAGGCGGCCGCCCCGGATGAGGCGGCACGTGTGCGTAAAGAGCGGTGTGTCGCTCGTAATCGGGAAGATGAGACGGCGGCGCGGTTGCGGGTGCGCGAAGTGTGTGCTGAGGCGAAGTTAACTCTTTATAAGGAGCGGTAAGATGTTGTTAGCATTTTCGATTTTTGATGCGGCGGCGGAAGCGTATTTGCCCCCTATGTTTATGAAGACTAAGGGGATGGCGATACGTTCGTTCGCGGACGCGGTGAATCAGGAGGATTCGCCTTTTCATCAGCATGCCGATGATTACACGTTGTTTCTTATCGGGTCGTTCGACGAGCAGTCGGGTTTATTTATTCCGGTTACGCCGGATTCGATGGGGAACGCGTTGCAGTATTTGGTGACGTCGGTTGCGCAGTTACGCGCAGAGGTTTCGTAATGGCGAAGTCTGTGATGGGTACCCACAAGTTTTCGGAGGTCCCGCGTGCTGAGATTCAGAGGTCGCGGTTTGACCGGTCCTTTGGGTACAAGACGACGTTTGACGCTGGGATCCTTATCCCATTTTACGTGGATGAGGCGTTACCGGGTGATACGTTTAACCTGCGGACTAGCGTGTTTGCGCGGCTGGCCACGCCGCTGAAACCTGTCATGGATAACATGATGATGGACACGCATTTCTTTTTCGTGCCTAATCGTCTTCTTTGGACGAACTGGGAGAAGTTTAATGGTGCGCAGGATGATCCGGGGGATTCGATTTCGTTCACGATCCCGGTGATTAGTGGTGGCGCCGCGCCTGCGATCGTCACGGGTTCCCTCTGGGACTATTTTGGTTTGCCGATCGGGTTGGCCGATAACTATACGTTTTCGGCCCTGTGGTCGCGGGCGTATAACCTCATCTGGAATGAATGGTTTCGAGACCAGAATTTGCAGAATTCGGCGATTGTCGACGTGGATGACGGTCCGGACACGTTGGGTGATTACGTGTTGTTGCGTCGTGGGAAGCGACACGACTATTTTACGTCGTGTTTGCCTTGGCCTCAGAAGGGGACGGCTGTGGCGTTGCCGTTGGGTACGAAGGCGAACGTGTTTACGGATGTCGCTGAGGGTGCTAACCCCTCGGTGTTTGCGACGAATCCGTCTGGTTGGCGTTTGCTAGATTCAAACGCAGCTAACGTGGATGTGAGTACGTCGGTGAGTTCGGCTGCTTCGGCGCTTTATGCGGATTTGACGTCGGCGACTGCTGCGACGATTAATCAGCTGCGGCAGGCGTTTCAGATTCAGAAGTTGCAGGAGCGTGACGCTCGAGGTGGGACTCGGTACACCGAGATCATTCGATCTCATTTTGGTGTCACGTCTCCGGATCATCGGTTGCAGCGTCCGGAGTATCTGGGGGGCGGTACGAGCCCTGTCAACATTCATCCGGTACCGAATACATCTGATACGGCGACGGCCGATCAGGGTGATCTGGCGGGGTACGGTACGGCCGCTTTTTCGGGACATGGCTTCGTTAAGTCGTTTACGGAGCACGGTGTGCTCATCGGTCTTGTGTCCGTGCGTGCGGATCTTACGTACCAGCAGGGTCTGGATCGGATGTGGTCGCGGTCGACGCGGTATGATTTCTACTGGCCTGCTTTGGCTCACATCGGTGAGCAGGCTGTGTTGCAGCAGGAGATTTTTACGAGTGGTGTGGATGCTGAGGACGCGCTTGTGTTTGGTTATCAGGAGCGTTATGCGGAGTATCGTTACAAGCCGTCGAAGATTACGGGGTTGTTTCGGTCGGATGCGGTGGGTACGTTGGAGATTTGGCATTTGTCGCAGGATTTTGCGGCGGCGCCGACCCTGAATACGACGTTTATTCAGGAGTCGCCGCCGATCGATCGGGTGATCGCGGTGCCTACGGAGCCGCATTTTCTGTTCGATTCGTTCACGACGTTGAAGTGTGCTCGGCCGATGCCGGTTTATGGCGTGCCGGGTATGATCGATCACTTCTGATGGCGCTTCCGTTTGCGGCTGCCCTTGCGATTGGTGCGGGTATTCCCGCGATTGGCAGTTATTTCGGTCAGAGGGATGCGAACAAGACGAATCTGCGTATCGTGCGTGAGCAGATGGCGTTTCAGGAGCGTATGTCGTCTACGGCGTACCAGCGTGGGACCGCGGATATGAGGTCCGCTGGTCTGAACCCCATGTTAGCGTTCCAACAGGGCGGCGCGTCGACGCCTGGTGGTGCGAGTGCGCGCATGGAGAGTGAGTTAGGGCAAGCCGCGTCTAGTGCGGTGGCCGGCGCTCGTATGGCCTCGGATCTCAAGACGGCGAAGTCGTCTCGAGAGCTGATGTACAATCAGTCTCAGCGAGAGCGTCAGACGTCAGTTCGTTTGGCTGCGGATACGCAGAAGAGTTACAAGGAGCAGGATCTAATCGATCTGCAGAAGCGTATTTTGGATTTGCAGATCCCTGCTCTGAAGAATGCGGCGACTGTGGAGAAGTCGCCGGTAGGTGAGAATGCTGCGTTTTTGGATCGGCTGAGGCAGATCCTTTTTGGTGGTCGTGGTTTCTTTAACCCGGTAGGTCGATGATGAGTATGTACGGTAAGAGTGTTTTGGACTCGCGTATTACGACGGGCGCTGGTATGGCGAAGCAGTCGGCCAAGGATGAGTGCGACGTGAATTTGATCGTCGCGCAGTATGTTAAGACGGGTTTTCTAGGGCATGTGAGTGCCGGGATCCCGTCGTTTGTAGATGTTTCGGAGCTGACGGATTATCGGTCAGCGATCGAACAGGTGAGGTCAGCGGAGAAGTATTTCGCGGGGTTGCCTGCGGATGTTCGTTTTCGTTTCGGGAATGACGCGATTGCGTTCATGGAGTATTTAGAGTCCGGAGCTTCGGAGGACGATTTGCGAGCTCTGGGACTCGAGGTCCTTGGGGACCGGCGAGCCCGGTCGCAGGATGCTCGGGAGAGCGACGTTGAGACGCCGCCGGCGCTCGAAGAGGCGCCGGCGGCGTCTGACACACTTGTTACTTGATGTAAGTGTGCTGAGTGACACGGAGTGTCTCTCAGTTAGAGGCCCCTTTATTTCTTGGGGGCCTCTTTTTTTTGTTCGATGTCGACTTGTATGTCGAGATCGTCTTGTCGGACGAGCTCCTCGAGTTCGACGATTTGCTCGATGGTGACATCGAGCGTTGCTGCTTGGCGCTTTTTTTTAGCGCG